TTTCGCGACCCCGCGCTGTAGCTAGCGTCAGCAAAAAGCAGTCTCAAACGGGACTCAGAGTGAGACAGACGGGTATAGACCGCCCCACCCGTTTGAGAGTTCAATAGTTCACTAGCATTCTGTTGAACTAGAAGGCGAGATTGCTTGCTGGTTACCTTCAGCGAGTTTGCGGCGATCAAGGGCTGCGCCAAGGGCACGGTCACAGCTGCCACGAAGAACCGCATCGCCGCGGCCGTGGTGGAAAAGGATGGCAAGCGCTGGCTGGATCGCGACCAGGCGCTGGAGCTGTGGAACCGGAACACCAAGGCGACGCACAACGCGAAGGTGAGCCAGGCGGATCCGATCGAGCAGCCGGCGCCACGGGATGCGCGGGAGCTGCGTGCGCGGGTGGATGCGCTGCCGGATGATGCGATCCCGGAGCTGAACGAGAGCCGTGCGCGGCGGGAGCACTACCAGGCGGAGCTGAGCAAGCTGCAGGTGGCGCAGCAGCGCCGGGAGCTGGTGCCAGCCGAGGAGGTGAAGAAGGACGCCTTCCAGATCGGCCGCAGTGTGCGTGAGGCGCTGTCGAATCTGGCCGATCGGCTCAGCCACCAGCTGGCGGGTGAGACTGACCCGGCGGTGATCCACCAGCTGCTGAGCGATGAGCACCGCGATGCACTGCTGTCGCTGGTCGAGGTGGAGCGATGAGCGTGTGGCGCACCGCGTTCATGGAAGGCCTGCGGCCGGAGCAGCCGCTGACGGTGAGCGAGTGGGCGGACAAGCACCGGCGGCTCAGCAGCAAGGCATCAGCGGAGCCGGGACCGTGGCGCACCAGTCGGACGCCGTACCTGCGCGAGCCGATGGACTGCCTGAGCACGACCAGCAGCGTGCAGCGGGTGGTGATGATGTTCGCGGCGCAGACGGGCAAGACGGAGAGCGGGAGCAACTGGCTGGGCTACGTGATCGCGCACGCGCCGGGGCCGATGCTGCTGGTGCAGCCCACGGTGGAGATGGCCAAGAGGCTGAGCAAGCAGCGGCTGGAGTCGCTGGTGACCGAGACGCCGGTGTTGGCGGAGAAGATTGCACCAAGCCGGAGCCGGGACTCTGGCAACACGATGTTCTCGAAGGAGTTCCCCGGCGGGATGATGCTGCTGACCGGCGCCAACTCGGCCACCGGCCTGCGCTCGACACCGTGCCGCTACATCTTCTGCGATGAGGTGGACGCCTTCCCGCTGGATGTGGACGGCGAGGGTGATCCGGTGAGCTTGGCGGAGAAGCGGGCGACCACGTTCGCGCGGCGGAAGATCCTGCTCACCAGCACCCCGACCGTGAAGGACTTCAGCCGGATTGAGGCGGAGTTTGAGCGCAGCGACCAGCGGCGCTTCTTCGTGCCGTGCCCGTGCTGCGGGGAGATGCAGTGGCTGAAGTGGCCGCAGCTGAAGTGGGAGAACAACGACCCGAGCACCGCGGTGTACCAGTGCGAGGTGTGCGGCGAGCGGTTCGCGGAGATCCACAAGCCGGCGATGCTGCGCAAGGGCGAGTGGCGCGCGACAGCACCGAGCGATGGCAAGACGGCCGGCTTCCAGCTGAGCGGGCTGTATTCGCCGCTGGGCTGGCTGAGCTGGGCGGACATGGTGGACGACTTCCTGCGGGCGAAGGCTGATGCGCCGATGCTGAAGTCGTTCGTGAACACCCGGCTGGCGGAGACGTGGGAGGAGGACTTCGCGAGCAAGGTGAGCGCGAGCGCGCTGCTGGAGCGATGCGAGGCCTATCCGCAGGGCAAGCTGCCGGAGGGCGTGCTGGCGGTGACGATCGGCGTGGACGTGCAGGGCGGTGGCGGCTCAGCCGGCGACCGCATCGCGGTGAGCGTGTGGGGCTGGGGCCGCGGCGAGGAGGGCTGGCTGATCGATCACCAGGAGATCGCGGGCGACCCGTGCAAGGCGGAGGTGTGGAAGCAGCTGGATCTGCTGGTGCTGCACGAATGGGAGCACGCCGGTGGCGGCAAGCTGCGCGCCGATGTGGTGGCGGTGGACTCCGGCGGCCATGCCACGGCGGAGGTGTACCAGTACGCGCGGGAACGGCAGGCAGTTGGCGTGATCGCGATCAAGGGTCAGAGCCAGCGTGGTAAGCCACCGATCGGCAAGCCGGGCAAGGTCGACATCAACGCCAAGGGGCAGACGCTGAAGCGTGGCGCGCAGGTGTGGCCGGTGGGCAGCGACACGATCAAGACGACGCTCTTCGGCCGGCTGAAGCACAACGACATCGGGGACGGCTACCTGCACTTCCACGCGCAGACGGGTGAGGAGTATTTCGAGCAGCTGACGGCAGAGAAGCAGGCGCTGCGGTACGTGAAGGGATTCCCGGTGAGGGAATGGGTAAAGAAACCAAGTGCGCGCAATGAAGCGTTGGACACGCTTGTTTATGCGTACGCAGGATTAAATCGGCTTTATTCGCGGTACGACCGCAGAACAATCTGGGATCAGCTGGAAGCAAGGCTTCAGAACGCGGCTGCTGGTGGCGAGAAGCCGCGGCTAAGATCGGGCAAGGGCAAAGCGCCTGCGTTCGCTACCAGCTGGTGAGGCCGTGAACATCCCTGCCCAGATCAGAGCCGGCGACACGGTTACGTGGCGGGATGATGCTGCGCGGGACAACCTGGGCAATCCGATCGACGGCAGCAACCACGGGCTGACCTACTACCTGCGCACGAACCACAACCACCAAGGCGCGACGGTGGCTGGCGTGACGGTGGCCGGCACCCCGAGCGGGACTGGCTGGACGTTCACGATCACCAAGACCACCACCGACGGCTTCGTGGCTGGCCAGTGGTACTGGCAGGCCGTTGCGACGGCCAACACGGGCGGTGCGGTGACGACGATCGGCGCCGGGCAGCTGACGGTGCTGCCGGGGCTGGACTACACCGGGCAGCCGAGCGCGTTCGATGGCCGCAGCCAGGCGCAGAAGGATCTCGAGGCCGTGCAGGCCGCGATCCGCTCGATGATCTCGGGCGGTGCGGTGGCCGAGTACACGATCGGCAACCGGCGGCTCAAGAAGATGGAGATGGCCGATCTGGTGATGCTTGAGGGCAAACTGAAGGCTGAGGTGAAGCGCGAGCAAGCTGCGCAGCTGGCGGCCAACGGCCTTGGCAACCCTCACAACCTGTTCGTGCGCTTCTGATGGGCATCCGATCCTCAATTCTCGGCTGGCTCCAGCGCGGAGCAGCACCAGCACCGCGCCAGCGGATGTATCAGGGCGCCAGCGTCAGCCGGCTGACCAGCGACTGGGTGACCAGCAGCACCTCCGCCGATGCGGAGATCAAGGGCAGTTTGCCGCGATTGAGGAACCGCTCGCGGCAGCTGGTGCGGGACAACGACTACGCGCGGCAGGCGATCCGCGCGGTGAAGAACAACGTGGTGGGCACCGGCATCAAGCTGCAGGCGCAGGTGCGGATGCAACGCGGCGGCGGCCGGCTGGATCAGCCGGTGAACGACGCGATCGAGACCGCGTGGAAGGAGTGGGGCAAGAAGCAGTTCTGCCACACCGGCGGCCGGCTGAGCTGGCACGACATGGAGCGCCTGGTGATCGGCGCGATGTGCGAGTCGGGTGAGGTGTTCATCCGCAAGGTGCGGCAGCCGTTCGGCGGGAGCCGGGTGCCGTTCGCGCTGGAGGTGATCGAGTCCGATCTGCTCGACGACACCTACACCGGCAAGAGCACGGTGGACGGCAATGAGTGGCGGATGGGCGTCGAGTGCGACAAGTGGGGTCGCCCGGTTCAGTACGCCTTCCTGAACAAGCATCCGGGTGATGCGCCGTTTCAGGGGCAGCCTGGACCGCGGCACAAGCTGATTCCGGCGAGCGAGATCATCCACCTGTACCTGATGGATCGACCTGGCCAGACCCGTGGCGTGCCCTGGCTGGCGACTGCGATCCAGCGGCTGCACCACCTGCAGGGCTACGAGGAGGCGGAGGTGATCCGCGCACGCGCCTCGAGCGCGCTGATGGGCTTCATCACCAGCGACGAAGGCGAGCTGCTGGGCGATCAGGTCTACGAAGGCGAGCGAGTCTCGAACTTCGAGCCCGGTGTCTTCAAGTATCTGGCGCCCGGCGAGAGCGTGACGGTGCCGCAGCTCGACGCGCCCGATGGGCAGTTCGAGCCGTTCCTGCGGGCGATGCTGCGGGCGATGGCGGCCGGTGTGGGCTGCTCCTATGAGTCGATCTCGCGCGACTTCAGCCAGAGCAACTACAGCTCGAGCCGGCTGTCGCTGCTGGAGGATCGCGACCACTGGCGCGCGCTGCAGCAGTACCTGATCGAGAACTTCCACCAGCCGGTGTTCGAGGCCTGGCTCGAGATGGCCGTGCTCGGCGGTGTGCTGAACCTGCCGGTCTACGAAACCGACCCCGAGCGCTACCGCCAGCTGCGGTGGATGCCACGCGGCTGGGCGTGGGTGGACCCGGCCAAGGAAGTGCAGGCCTACAAGGACGCGGTGCGCTGCGGCTTCAAGACGCTGGGTGAGGTGGTGGCCGAGCAGGGCGGCGACCTCGAGGAGCTGATGGTGGCGCGCGCTGCCGAGATCGAGATGGCCGATGAGCTCGATCTGATGTTTGACACCGATCCGCATGAGGTGAACGGCGCAGGCGCCGAGCAGCCGAGCGATCAGGCCGAGGATCAGGCGGAGGATCTGGCCGACGATAATGGCGAGGATGACACTGAGGACACCGATGAACCAATCGCGTGATCTCGAAGGGCAGCTGCTGAAGCGCTCGGAGGTAGCTGACTTCACGGTCAGCGATGACGAGCGTTTGATCGAGTTCCCCTTCAGTTCCGAGTATCCCGTCGCTCGCTACTTCGGCAACGAAGTGCTGCAGCACGACACACGCAGCGCTGATCTATCGCGCCTGAATGATTCAGCGCCGCTGCTGTTCAACCACGACCCGAACAAAGTGATCGGTGTGGTGGAACGTGCGTGGATCGATGGCAAGAAGAAGCGCGGCTACGTGAACGTGCGGTTCAGCCGCAATGCGTTCGCGCAGGAAGTGCTCGCCGACGTGCGCGACGGCGTGCTGCGTAATGTGAGCTTCGGCTACGCGATCAACGACATGGAGCAACGCGGCAGCGGTGAATTCGTCGCTACCAGCTGGGCTCCCTACGAAGTGAGCGTGGTTAGCATACCTGCAGACCCCACTGTGGGTGTGGGTCGGTCTCTCGAGGCCGATCCTGCGGCCCCAGCCGCATCACCAACCCCCGAAACAGAACCTGAGGTTCCGATGGAAAACACCCCCGACATCTCGGCGGTGCGGGCTGAAGCGGCTGCTGAGGCTGCCAAAGCAGAACGCGCTCGCATCTCCGGCATCACTGCACTGACCGACAAGCACGGCATGGCTGATCTCGGCCGCCAGCTGATCGAGGGTGGCCGCAGCCTCGACGAGGCTCGCGCTGCTGTGCTCGAGAAGATCGGCGCCAAGCCCGTCGAGACCGTGGCACCCGTTG